GTAATCAAAATCCAATAACCTCTTATTTAGCACGCTCTCAAACAACCTCTGGTACTGGCTTTATAGGTACAGGAATGTCAGTAAGTTCTGGAATTTTTACCTTTCCAAGTACAGGTATATACCAAGTAGAAGCCCATTGGTCGCTTAGAAATTCTAGTTATAGTGTTACTTGGATGGATTTAGATATCAGCTTTCATAACGGTAGTAACTACGCTATTGCTGGTAGGGCTGTATCTTCTATATCTGATCCTGGATATTATAGCCAAGCTGTAACTTCAGCAATAGTTGATGTACAAGATACTTCTGTAAACAAAGTTAGATTTATAACTTCTTATTCTCAAACTTCTCATACACAGTTACGAGGAAGTGGAAGTGATTACACATACTTTAATTTTATACGTTTGGGAGATACATAATGGCATTAACAAAAATAACTTCAGCTGGTGTTAAAGACAACGAATTAGTAAATGCTGATTTACACACAGCTGCAAACATAGATGGTTCAAAACTAGCTGATGATTCTATATCTTTAGCTAAGTTAGAACACGGTACATCAAGTAACAACGGTAAGTTTTTACGAGCTAATAATGGTGCTGATCCTTCTTTTGAAACTGTAGATTTAGCAAACTTAAGTGCTAGTAATTTAACATCTGGAACTATACCAGATGCTAGATTTCCTTCTACTTTACCAGCAGTTAGCGGAGCAAACTTAACAGGTGTATCCTCTCCAGAAGTGTATGGGTTTAACACAAACGCTAACGGGAACTTAATAGTCACTACTACAAACGGTGGTGCAGATAATATCTCAGGTACAGCTTTCGATGCTTTTGAGGATGTTATTTTTGCAGCTACAGGATTTACATTTTCTGTAAATGCAAACGGTAAATTAATCGCAACAATTTAAAATGGCAACAATAGATTTAGGCAAGATAAAACTTGTCAATCGAGGTACGTGGTCAAACAGTACAACATATACTGCTGACGACATCGTACAATATACAGATGGTGCAATAACTTCTACTTATATATGTGTAGTATCAAGTTCTCAAGGTCACACACCATCTACAAGTGGTACAACACATGCAAGTTGGGATTTCTTAGCAAAAGGTCAAGAAGCATTACCCAGTCAATCTGGACAGAGTGGTAAGTTTTTAAAAACTGACGGATCATCACTATCTTTTGCTCAAGCAGGTAAAACTTTAGTAAAACCAACTTTAGTTGCACACCAAACTTCTGAAGTGTCTGCAAGTCAAAGTGGTTCTCCTGTACCATCAACAGGCACAGCAAAATTTTATTATCCTGCTGGAGCAAAGTTATCTGGAACTTTTACAAAACTTTCAGCAACTTCTGTAGTTGGTATAGCTATCCGATATTCAATAGATAATAATGGTACAAACCAACATGATACTTATATATGGTGTGGGACAGGTTCAACGCTAGGTTGTGTTGGAGACAATTTTAGATGGCACGTTGGGGATGACGGAAATAGACAGCATGGTAATCAACAACATACAGGTGCAACAATTTATATAACAGGGATGTCTACTGGCACGCATACTCTTAATGCAGCAGCAGGTACTTTTCCTGATAGAACACACACTTATTTTTATTCTCCACATCGTACATTTGGTGATAGGGCAGATGAAGTTGTCCAATCAGCTATGTGGGCATGGGAGGTAGAGGTTTAATTATGGCAACTAAATTAGAGGCAATCCTTGCAATCAATCCATCAGCTAAATTTATAATAAAAGATGGAATAATAGAATGGTTAGAAGGAACTGCTGCAATTTCTGATGGTGATATTAATGCAAAAGTAACTGAGCTTACTAAAAAAAATGCACACATACTACCAAGATCAAAAGCATATCCAGATGTAACAGAACAATTTGATTTACTTTGGCACGCTATAGATGCAGATGCAGATTTAAAAACTAAATTAGCAGGTTTTTATAATGCAATTAAAAGTGTAAAAGACGCTCATCCTAAGAGCTAGTGGAAATACCCACCATAAAGTTACCACCAGCACAAAAGTTTGAAACAATATCTATACCGCTGCCTACTGCTGACGTTCCTAGTTATGTACCTTTGGTAGTGCCTCCTAGCGATCTTAAAGAGCCAGAAGGTACAGAACCAGAGGCTACAGAAACTACGGAACAACCAGCACCGAGCATAAACATACCGATGATAAACATAGATGTACCACTGCCTACCACAGAGGTAGTAGTGGCTGCAAGCTATGCAGCGGTATCTGCCGTAGCTGTAACTACGTTTGCTCAACCGTTTTTTGACACCATAAAGAAAAAACTACAAAAGTTTATACAAGGTAAAGTTGATAAATGGAAGAAGAAAAAGTCATTAAAGGACAACCAAGGAGCTTGACAAAAAAATTAAAAGATGTTGTAGAAGATAAAGAACATCAAATAGAAATACTAGGCACTTTTGTAAGATTAGGTGTAGTAGTATGGTCTGGATTTATCATTACCATGAACTATGTAGATATACCTATGGTTAAGAAATCTGGTAACTCTGACATCACTTTTGTGGCCAGCGTTTTTACTGGAGCACTAGCTACATTTGGTCTTACTACTGGTAAGAATGGTGGAAGCAAACCTCCTGTATGTCCTATGGCAAACAAAGACAAACCAAAAACATGAGAAAATTACTTATTGCTATGCTACTGCTACCTGCAGGTGCATATGCTAATACTGTGACCCCTCAGTTTACCACAGGGTCGATGAACTCCACGACCACTACCACACAGACTATAACCGAAGTAGAACAGCGTCAAGTTTTTGGGGCTGAAGTAAAGACTTGGAATGGATCTAATGTAACACCATCTGCTGATATAGCAGGTAGTGGTACTACATTTACCATAACAGACACAACTCTACCTTGGACTTTAGAAACAACCACTAGATCAGCTGGATTAGTAGAACAATGGGACACCACAACAAACTATACAATAAACTCTACTACTACCTCGCTCTCTGTATTCTCACAATAACACCAGCATATGCGGAAGGAGACACCAATAACTCGTCCAACCCTGTGGCAGCAGCAACAGGAAATGTTACCAATCAGGCTGTGCAATTTCAAAATAATGGAGCACCGTCTAGACAACAATATGGTTCTGCCATATCTTGTAATGGATCAACAATGACGTTTAGCCCCTTTTATATGGGTAATGACACCTCACCATATGACCCAGAGGGTTATGTTATATCAGAAAACTGGGGCTTTCAAATAAACTTTTCAGTGCCACTTAACCGTGACTTGACTAAACAATGTCAAGAAATAGCTAAGAGACAAGAAGAAAAGATGAGGCTTGACTACGAGCTTGTTCGTGCACTTAAATGTGCAGAACTACAACAAAAAGGGTTTACGATATACCCTGGCAGCCGTGTAGCTCACATGTGCCAAGACATCGTACCTATACAATCATTAATTAAAGAAGATGTTAGCACTACTAAAACCAATCGTTTTAACTTTTTTAAAAAGTGAGAAATTTAAACTATTTGTAGTTGACTTACTAGAAAAGTTATCCAAAGAAAGCGATAACGACCTTGATGACAAGGCCGTAGAATTTATCAAACGAGGACTAAAAGTTGACTAATGTGCAGCGTATACCCAGACGAGCTGGGGAAGATGAGTTTAACGAGTTACATAAATTAGTAACTACTGAACTTATTAATAGGATACGTAGTGGTGAAGCAACCACTGCTGACCTAAAAGCTGCTTCCGACTGGCTATACAAGAATGATATTACAGGCGTAGCCTTTGATTCATCTCCTTTATCACAGTTAGCGGACATTATGCCAAGTGTCGATTTTGATACAGTACAAAAATCGGTTATTAAACATGGCCCCTAAAACTGTAAAAAACCCTAGAAAAACTGCACGATTTTACCGTGATAATCCTAAGTCAAGGGCGAAAAAAAATGCAGCTCAAAGAAAGCTCAACAAAAGCCCAGAAAACAAAAAATACCGTGCTGAACTCAACACAGCTAGAAGAAGAGCAGGTGTGTATGGCAAAGGCGGTAAAGATTTTTCACACACTAAGTCAGGAAGATTAGTGAGAGAAAACCCATCAACAAACAGAGCAAGAAATCGTGCTAAAAAATGATACCAGTACTTCCTACTTATAAACATTACACACAAAACTTAATAGTCATGACATCAACAGACGCTAAAAAACTCTGGAGAAAAGCTATTAAGGAGGCAAACAATTATGAATGTATTTATTGCGGAGAAAGACACAATGAATTTGATCTTACCATTGACCATGTGCGTCCCAGATGTCTGGGTGGCAGTCACATGTCTAAGAACTGCGTTCCTGCCTGTAGACGATGTAATCAAGAAAAAGGAAGTAACAACTGGTTAGTGTGGTTTAGGGACAACTTCCCACCAAACCCACTACGAGAAACCTTAATACTAAATTGGATTAGTGAACAAACTATTTAACCCAAATAAACTACTATTACAGGAACTCAAAGACATTGCATACGCTACACCTAGGCCAATACGTTGGGCTATGGTGTGGTTTTTGCTATGGCTAGAACCTCAATATATAGACTACAAAGCTAAAAAAGCTGTTGATGACGCTGTTAAGGAGTACAATAGACTATGTGATTTTTGTGAAGAATGGCGTAGTGAGCCAGGGGTAAAAATACTACCTTCTGACGTAAAAGGACTAAATGACATGAGTATTAATTATGACACAAACACCGACCAAGAAACTTGAAAAATTAAACCACAGTAATAAACTATTTGATGAAATATCAGCTAGTGAAGGTTTTAGAGCAGAACCATATTTAGATGATGCTGGTATACCAACAATAGGTAAAGGTACAACTTTTTATGAAGATGGTCGTCCTGTTACTTTACAAGATACTCCTATAACAGAAGCTAGAGCTGATGAGTTACTAAACTTTTATGTAGGCACTGTTGAGGAAAAGTTACGTAATGCTTATCCTAAAATGCAAGACATGAATCCAAACGAGATTGATGCAATAATGTCTTTTACATATAACGTAGGAGCTAACTTTGTAGATGCACCGTCTGGTTTTGAGACTATGCAAAAAGGGTTAAATACAGGTGACAAAAAAGTTATTAGTGACGCTTTTAAGTTGTACAACAAACACATAAACAAAGATGACCCCGAAGGGCCATTAGTAACAAGTGAAGGGTTGACAACACGTAGAAAAAACGAAGAAAACCTTTTTAACACACCATACGTTATAAATAAACCTAAATCAAAATACGATGAGTTTATGACAAATGAAGATTGAATCACAACTCCAACAAGATTTTAGGTATTTTCTTACCGCTGTCTGGACACACTTAAACCTACCCGCCCCTACAAGGGCACAATTATGTATCGCTGAGTATCTACAACATGGCCCAAAAAGATTACAAATCCAAGCGTTTCGTGGCGTTGGTAAGTCTTGGATTACTGCTGCATTTGTCCTTTGGACTTTATTCAATAACCCAGATAAAAAGATTATGGTCGTCTCTGCTTCAAAAGATAGAGCAGACTCATTCTCAATCTTCTGTCAAAGACTAATACTAGAAGTACCTTGGTTATCGCAGTTAAAACCTAAAAATGATGACCAGCGTTGGTCACGTATATCATTTGATGTAGGGCCAGCAGCCCCGCACCAAGCACCCTCAGTAAAGTCTGTGGGTATAACAGGACAGCTTACAGGATCTAGAGCTGACCTTATGGTACTAGATGATGTCGAAGTACCAAACAACAGTATGACAGAACTACAACGTGAAAAACTTTTACAGTTGGTTACTGAATGTGAGTCTATCCTTACTCCTAAGCGTGATTCTAGGATTATGTTCTTGGGAACTCCTCAAACCACTTTTACTGTCTACAATAAACTACGAGAACGTAGCTATAGACCTTTTGTATGGCCAGCTAGATACCCTCGCAAGGTAGCTATGTATGATGGTTTGCTTGCACCACAGCTGGCAGAGGACTTAGAGAACAAAGACCTAGCTTGGCAGCCTACAGATACACGGTTTAAAGAAGAAGATCTACTAGATAGAGAAGCGTCAATGGGACGTAGTAACTTTATGTTGCAGTTTATGCTAGATACTAGCTTATCTGACGCAGAAAAGTTCCCATTAAAGTTTGCAGACCTTATAGTTACACCCGTAAACCCTACACATGCACCCGAAAATATTATTTGGTGTTCTAGTCCAGACAATATAGTCAAAGACCTACCTTGTGCAGGACTTCCAGGGGACTACTGGTACAGCCCTATGCAGATGCAAGGAGAGTGGCTACCATATGCAGAAACAATATGCAGCGTAGACCCCTCTGGAAGGGGCTCAGACGAGACTGTAGCATGCTTTTTATCACAGTTAAATGGTTTTATATACCTACACGAGGTTTACGCCTCTAGAGACGGTTATAGCGACCATACATTATTAGACATATTAAGAAGATGTAGAAAGTATGATGCGAGTACACTGCTCATTGAGAGCAACTTTGGCGATGGTATTGTATCAGAGCTATTTAGAAAACACTGTCAAACGACAAAAACACACATTAACATAGAGGAGACTAGAGCAAATGTCAGGAAAGAGCACCGTATTATTGATAGCCTTGAGCCTGTCTTTAACCAGCATAGGCTTGTTATTGATCCTGCCGTCATTACGTGGGATTATAAAAGTAATGCAGATGAGGCGACTGAAAATAGATTCCAATATATGCTTGCTTACCAAATCAGCAGGATGTGCAGAGAACGAGGGGCTGTTAGACACGATGACAGAATCGACTCTCTCGCCCAAGGCGTTAAATGGTTTACAGATGCCCTCGCAATCTCTGCTCAACAACAGATAAAAGACAGACGACATGAGGAGTGGTTAGACCACCTTGAGGCATGGATGGATGACCCTCAAGCAGAAGCTAACCATATGGTGTTGGGTATGGATTTAAACCAACGTAAAGAAGCTAGAGGATTAGCTAGAAGTGACAATATGACTTGGATGTGACCAACCACCTCATAATACACGGGGAAGTGGTGCTCCTCGTGGGTGGAAACAGCGGTCAAGAGGGACGTAAAACTCCCTCTTCTT